TGTGTATATATATAAAATTTGAATAATAATAAAAATAACATAAATAAAACAATATGTATAAATAATAAAATAAAAATTAGTCTCAACTTACTCGCAACCAAATGCGATTATAAGTCCTGGGACGACTGGCCCCCAGTAAAATAAAATAAAATAAAACACTTTCAAAAAACAAACCTTGAACAATCATGGTAAAATACCACATTGTACAAGAAGGTAAAATAAAAAATACCGAAAGTGTAAAATAAAATAAAATAAAATAAAATAAAAGTTGAATCCTGGTTGATTTCCAATATTCAACAATCAGCATTACAAGTAGCCATTCATTCCCTGTTCAGCTAGCCTTCATACATGCAGCAATCTGCATGAATCACTAGGTTTCGAACGCTTCAAAGAGTTTGAATACTTTCAAGTAAGCATATTTTCCCTGTTCCCAAAAGAAAATAAACAACAGGCAATGTGAAATAAGGAAACGCGGGTGTATCAAGTCCGCCGAGGCTTAACCTCATGGTCACTCACACTCACCACAACACGCCTCCCTGCCCTCTTGAATACGGGCTCGGGCACGTTAACGTGAAATTGTCACGTGTTGCGTCTATTTGTTACATGACTAGTTTCCGAGTTACAACACAGCTCGTTGGATCTTCCAAATGAATGGAATGTCTGAAGTTAGTTTTACAACCCTTCAGTTGGTTGTGCAGGTTCGTCGACACTAAAGGGATCATTACTTGTAAGTGTAACAAAATCCCCATTGTAATGGACGACCCATGCTCCCACTAACGGGTGATGCGTTACAGCATACCCATGCGGCACCGCTTGCTCATTCGCATACGGTGGCAGCCATTCTGGTTGTTGGGGAATTGGGGCAACTTCTAAGGCTCTACGAGACAACTCCTCGTTACGTGACACAACTACTGCTCGATAATCTTCGGTTATAGAACCTCTGATTATCTTTCGAGCAAAGCGCATACACGCATTGAAAACTCGCCACTTAGAGGGGAAATTCTTAGAAGTTAGGGGTGGCAAAATGGTGTTCATACGTCGAATAGAACGTTCTCTCTTTTGTCGCGTTTTACAGAGAACCCAGTTGTCATAAAATTTGGAATTCGCACAATCAGCGATTGATATGTCACCATTTGCTTGTCTAAGTTCGCGACCGTTGAAGAGTGAATATTTGAAAACAGGTGGCCAAATACATTTGTGGTAACGATGCCCCTTATCTTTACCAAAATGTGTTAAATCAGACAAATTAAAGTCGTTCAGCTCAAATGTTAAACTGTCATAGATGTGCATGAAACGATACACCGCCCAATCGGTAACACCAATTGGTTTCGGTATACGCTGGAACAAAAACATTGACATGAGAGCTGGTGGTGGTAACTGATAGGTTACGTCGCCAATCGAGACTGGCAATGACAAGTCGACTAACATCTCATTGGTTATTCTCAGACTGTAATCAGTGTGCATGTACACATCCTCATACCAGTCATCAAACCAGTCAATGAGATAATTTTTCAACCTGAGTTCATCTTTTGTAGCTCTACTTCTAGCGAAACGACGATAATACCTGATGAATTTTGTGTCGAATGTGAATTTTTCCATAAATGCAACTAAGAAATGATGAAATTTGATGTACTTAATGGCATGGATGTCAAAATCATCATGAATGGTGAATAAATTTTGTTGTGATTGTGCATAACATTCGCGTCTATAAAATCCAAGCCAAAAATCAAGGTTTGAATAATTTGTCTGCCAATAAAAACTATCGGCGCTGGTGTAAATGCTTCCAGGGGGAAAAATGTCGGGATATTCGGTGAGGAAAGCATCCACTAAATTTACACAGCCAAGCTTCTCCCAATGCTGACGGAACTCCATGTTGTTTTTGTTAATACGAAATTTCTCGTAACGAACAGGTTAAAATCCAATGCCTGTTGCGTTACCGACACCAATTGCCTGCTGAATCTCACCTCCATTAAATTTTTGGATAGTGGGATCACCAGGCAACTTGTCTGTCATAAAACTACCAGGTGCAACCATTTGGGTTGTATGTGGTAGAGCTGATGCCATTGGACCTAATGCCCAGGCTCCTTGGGGTAAGCCCATTGATTGTAATGCATTGCCTTGCAAATTTGTTTGAAAGGTTACAAATTCTTTAGATTGGTTAAACTGTTTATTCATTAAAGTCGAAGTATTATTTAAAGAAAGCTTTGCCAATTGGTTTGCGAAACGTGTTTCGAAATCGATCTGATTGGACTGAAGTTTTTGTGAGTTGGCATTGTTTTCTCTGTTTGCGAAAAAGCCAAGGAGGCTACTGAGAAACCCACCAGTGCCTCCGATGGCGGCGCCCATGGCTCCCGATGAACTGGAACCACCTCCTGCTTCAGCTTCGCCTGCGGCTGCAGCGGCCATTGTTCTTGTGGCACGTGTGCAGAACCCTGCCTAACCCAAGTTTGTGCTAGATGTGGATATTTCTTATTCCAATCGTCCTGTAACTTCGAAACAAGTTCCGGATTTGAGTTCGGTTTTAACGTCTGTGGAGGGGAAGCTTGCTTATAATTATGGCGTGAATTATGATTATCGATTGTGGCAATTACTGGTATTTTCCACTGTGATTGTGATTCTGCTGTATGTACAAGATGTGATGGTCCTGGTTGATCCCAAGGTGCTGGCTCCATACTAATACGACTAATGTCTCACTACTGTGCCCTGGCACGAGCAGCTCGACGTAGTGTACGTTTCATTTCTTTGTCAACCGCAGCAAGATCCGCACGAGCAGCTGGCGTTAGGACAGGGATAAGATCTGTCACAGTGCCAACCGACAAGAAGCGGAACTCAACATTGGATGGCAAATCAAGACCTGCCTCACCAGCAACAGTTGTCATTGCTCCATTGGGGTATAATTTTGTGTACATCAACACAGAACCTGATTCGGAATCATTAACTGAAAAGATTAAAGCTTGATTTTTAGGAAAGGGAGCGACTCTTGACATTTTCTCACGCAGTTCATCACACTGCAATGCCCAATAGTCGTTGATTGAATGTGTTAAACCAGCTTCAGTTGGATCAGCCAACTTTACAACCCACTCTAGTATTCGCTCGTTATTAAACGGAACGAATTTACTACCTTCGTCAACGAGTTGTTGGTACAAGATGCAATGGTAACATGCATTCTTGTACCCATCACTCAAAATCTCAAATACTGCTTGCATTGGTTTAAGTGTTGGATCAGATGGGTTTAATTCAAAATTAGAATTTAATTGGATGGGTACCATGCCTGATGCATCCTCCGTTGGATAGGTGTACATGTACAAACCCCACCAACCTGGAATGGCATTACCACCATTAGCTACTACTGTATCAGCATCCGCGAGTATTTCGTTCTTACCCTTCGGCCAAAGTGCCGGGTCGCCATAAGCAAACCATATTTGCTCGTCGTTATCTTTCCAGTGTGTCTCACCTCCAGGAGCAGTTAGACGATTAAATCCACGTACTGCAACACGCGTGGTTCCTGGCAACACTTTGATATTAGAAACGCGTCGTGAACAATAAGTAGCGGCTTTCTTGGAACTACCAAAATTTAAAATTGAGTAATCATTAAGTGGTGCTTCAATTTGTTTAGGAATAAATGTTGATAGGGTGAAGTCAGGGTTCATTTCGACTTCAACGATAACACTAATGCCTGTGTTATCCCCAATTTGGGCTTGAAGTTGTCCATAAACCATGACGATAATTCGAGAACCAAAACTGTCCTCCGATGATAGATCTTGGGTCATTTTATGCATTTTTAAACGATTAATGTCTTCAAATGGAATGGAGATTTGTAAAAGTGACTTAGGGTCCATATCAACACCATCGAAATACGATAGATCATTAACTGTCATTCTACGTATATCTTCGTCCGAAACATGTGGGGGTATCCGAATAAATCTGAGTCTGCCTCCTACAAGACCAGAACCACAGATAGTGAAAGTTAATTTAAAACTGCCAGCCCAATACAAGTACTGAGCTCCCACAAGGCGAGTAAAAGGATGAATATTTGGATGATTCTTCCAATTACCGAGTATAGTGCCAGGAAGTTGAGTTGGCTTCCACTCAAGAGCATCTATACGAAATTTGTGTGCCAGCATATGCTGGTCATAAGTGTTAATTCTTCCTGCTGCTTGTGCTAACTCGGGTCCCCGGATTGGATTTTGATTATCTGGGTCTAACGGCATAACCGGAGCCGTGTTAGCAGCTGTCGCTCCTCCTATCATACCTCCATCTAAGGTATTTAATGGTGCATTGGACATGGTGAAAGTGATGAAAACAACAAACGAACTGAAACTAGATACTATTCTTCAATACGAAAACCGTCCCTGGAGAGTGGAGTGAACAACTCAACATTGTAATCATTCCATGTCTTCAGCGTAATGTTGATACCATACGCCAAAAGACGTTCGGACACATGACCATGAATTCGTTGGAAAAATTCGGGTCCATGTAGTACCGACTCACGCAAAACTGCGTCAACTTCAGACTCCATGTCCTCAGGAACAATAATCGGGCCAAACTCGGCGATGTATGGATAACGCTGAGTCGAGCATCGAGTCCAGTTCATAAGCTTGTCGAATGATGAAAGAAGGAGTTTCCCACGCCAAACTCCGTTGTTACAGTAGCTATAGCGTTTGAGAAACTCCAGTTCAGTTAATGGTCGTACCGTGTAGTCTTCCTTTGACTTTTGAGCGTCCGTTATTTCAACACCCCAAACTTCCTGCATTAGAGCTTTGAAACTCTTAAAATTCCAGTAAGGGGCTAACCAGTCTGTGACAGTGCAGATGTGATCGTCACCTCCAAATTTGGAGCGCACAAGACTATTATAACTACTCCAGTTGGGCTGGATTCTGTTCTTTTGCTGTTTGGTCAAAGGGATTTCTCCTGAGTGTACCTTCCGGCAGAATGCCTTCCAGCACATTAGTTTTAAGACTGCGTTGTAAACGTCATTATCAGTTCGTGTTGCTGGTTTTCCTGACACATGACCTCCCATTTTAAGGACAAGCCCTTCCATGGTGATCAGTGGATTTGCCAACTGCATGTAAATACCTCTTCTGATGTTCATGTCTTCCTCCTTATATGCAGGGTCGAACCTCTTGTAGATAGCGTCGTAAAACCGCCACTGTTCTTCAAGGAATTCGTTGCACATATGTGCATCATATGATGGTGTGTCTTCGTCGAAACCTGCATTGCCAACTTCTAACAATGATGAAATCATTGTATGCCAACCTACGCCTGCTGGATCTATACCTCCAGTGAAAAATGAATCACCTGCGATGTTGTGGCAGTTTTGTTCAGCAGCAAGAAAATACTTGCGCCACAAGAGACTCATGTGGAGGGGACCAGCAGCGAAAGATCTGGTTTTTGGTGGATTTCCCCAGACCTTAGCACTCTTCAAAACTTCGTCCTTCTGACATGACATAAAAACTACTCCAGCTTTAACGTTCTGACGGCATGAATTTGTGAGTTGTGAGATCATGTCTGTGATGTGTTGTCCGTCGTTCTTGTTGAGTTTCCAGATTTGATGTGTTTCATCAAAATCCAGGAACTTCATCTTGCTTGTATGACCATTGACAACAAATGGAAATCCGGGTGAACTCTTGCGATTGATGGGATTTGAATGAGGAAATCGTTCCTTATCCAAACCGTTGATGGCTTGTGTCGTAGTTAGGGTGCGTATTCCGGTGGTGCATGTGGCTTTACGCATACAGCTTATTGCGTACTCTGAAAGCTCGTCAATGCATTCAATGATTTCAGCACGGGTGACATTGTGCTTTGGTTGTCCAAAAACCCACTTCAGCTGAGCATCATACTGCAGATGGCCGTCATAATCATGGTGAATCCGTGGATCATCCATAGAAAATGCAGCGGGAGAAAAGTCATCTGTTATTAAATCTGAAATAGTGCTGTCAGCAACGTTCAATGGGCTACGTGTGTATTTTGTCTTACGTGGTGTTGGTAGAGGTTTTGATGTTTGTCCTATGACTTCACATACTCTACTTAGACATTCAGCAAATGGTGCGTGTTGTTCGTCAATGTCAATGATGCAATCTTTGTCGTTAAGCACAACATCCGAAACGTGCTTAACTTGTGGTTCAATTTTGTTGAGTTTGTGTAGTGCATTCTCGACGTCTTCAATGTAGACGAGCGTTCCATACACGTGACTGGCATTATTGCCAGCACTATGTATTGCAATCATGGGCCGTGGGTGGAACTTGTGATCCAACACCCATGGTGATCCACAATCACCTTTCTTTGTTACACGACAGATAGTGGAAACATCTTGTAGAACTCCTGTCCCTTGAACAAGCTTCCACCGATCATCTCCTGTACCATCTGACCGTGATATGCTAAACACTTTGTGTTCCTGCAGCACTACGTTCCTAGCAACCGACTGACTTTTGGTTCCAATTTGGATGGTTGCATTAAGACCTTGCAAGCACTGTCTATCCGTCAAGCTGCCAATATATGATCGGATGTCTCTACAAGGTGGTCGTTGTTTACTTGTGACTTTGAATACTGCCAAATCTTTAGATGCATCATCGTACACTGGCGCCCACTCCACATCATACTCTTTGTCTTCGTGCTGTACGTAAGTACGTCCAGTCTTACCGAATTCAAAGACGTGCCTGTTTGAAATGCCCCAGGTATCTGTCAAAAATAGAGCGTGAGCCAAGCAACTCTCTTTTTCATCAGGTGTTCGTTGATGAACAACATACGCTTGGTTTTTGAGAATTTGGTCGTTGGCGCTGCCACATCGATACAAACTGGGTATTGGTGCCAGTTGTGTCTCAGCAGACTTGCGCAGTGTTCGAAGTGTGTAGCTAATACGAGGATGTTGACGATCAGGAGAGTACTCTTCAATTGCATGTTGGTACTCTACTTGCATTCGTGGTTCCTGCACAAAGATGGCATTGTTGTACATTGGAACTTTAATAGTTTTTTGACTCTTTTTATGTATGATCATCAAATCTTTCTGTTCGCCTACACTCCAAGTCAAAATAGGTTCATTCTGGTCAATTCCGGGTTCGTCGTCACTATGTCTTGGGATAAAAGCTTTACTACGTTTACCATGGTATCGTTTGCCTCCATCGTATACATTGACAAGTACAGAATTGCTAGCAAATCCGTAGTTGTTACTCTTGTCAAGTAAATCTTGTGCCCAAGGTGGGATGGGCAAAGCTTCATGTTTAACGCCTTTGTACTCATAATTTTCTTTCCCAAAGTAAATAGATGTGCGGCCTGATAGTTCTTGCATCTCGTGGTGTGTAAGCTGAGTCACACATTCTTGATACTGCAAGAGGTGGCGTTCCTCAATGGTTACAAAGTAGCATGGTAAGTTTTTCTCTTTGAAGTACGCATTCCAACTCTGAATGTCAACAGGAGCAGCCCTGTTGCTTTTCTTTTCAGTTTCCGACTCTGATTCTGCTTCGTACCCATGGTACTTACGTACCTTTGCATTCAATCGTACGCGTTCGTCAGTTATCATGTATTGTAGTGAAGCCTTCGTCGACTCTTCGTCCTGCTCAACTTCACTCTCATCAATCTGACGACGTGTAATTCGTTCCAATGCTTTTACGCGCGAAGATGTATCTGCGCCCTGCGTCTTTGCTTTCCCACTTTGTCGACTAGTGATTTTATTTAATGTCTTAATTCGGGATGACGTGTCTGCTGACTGTTGTTTCCCATCATCATTCTGCCTACGTGTGCTCTTCTCAAGATGTTTAACCTTCGATGATGTGGCAGCATTCTGGCGTTTAGTTATGCGTTCTAGTGCTTTAACTTTTGAACCCGTATCTGATGACTGTCTATCTGCAAGTTTTTGCATCTGCGATCTGTTACGTAGAGCATTGCAGGAGTCCGCAAGGGCACTGGCACCATAATAAAGCACGTCATTGACTTCTTCAACTGTGTAATCACCGGGATGATCGTCAACATCCCAGGCGTAATCTTCTAGGTCCGCGACAAGATCTTCTGTCTCTTGAATAAACATGTGTCGTGCAACAAGTGCTCGGTGTTTCTGCATTACGCGGAAACACCCAACTATCTTGCCGATATAGCTAAAAGCTTTATATCCAAGCACTGCACATGATCTGTAAAAGTTTGGTAATAGAACTTCAGCCTTCAGAGCGTTCGTCGATGAATTGACAAGTTCCTTCACTTCGTCTATGAGAGTATCGCCCTCGTAAGTTGCCTTACTAATCCTTGCTCTCAAGACCAGACGATTGTACATCGAGGTGGTAGAGGCATCCCAGAGAGTGGGATCGTCTAAGTTGTTAATATCCCCAACGTGTCGCGCAAAAACAAGTGATCCGGTTGTATCAACCATCGCACCGAGCGACACATCATTAAAATGTACAATGCAACATTCTTCTGTCTGAAGTTTCAACTGCTGTTCGTTGAACTGTCGTACAAAGCTGTCATATTCGGATTTGTTTTGGAGTTTGGGTAGACTACACTTGGCAAGTGCATCTTTAACCTGATTTAAATATCCCATAACGGCAATCATTGAGCCCTTCTCAACTTCAATCTCTTTAAGGAGAAAGACGAAGAGAGCAGATGCCGTGTCCTGTGAATACATTGCCTCCTCAAAAGTTCGTCGTACACGCACGATGTAGTCTGCATGTTTAATCTTCACTACAGGGGTCGAAATCCACCGCAAGCAAGCATGAGTGTTGTTGATTGTGTCTGCGGAAAGGACGCGATTTACCGCCTGAGTATGCGTCAGTAGTTTCCCTTCACATTCAATGCGAACGACTCGATCATAATCCACTTTATGTTTCTTAAGCTCGTCGTACGTGTATTGTGTGCCAAGGTACCTACTTCTCTTAAACGAGAACTCAAAAATAAGGCAACGTCGCAAAAAGATGTGTATGTAATCTGGGCTAGTCTCTTTGGCAAATTCGGGATACAAGGCTGGGTTAGAAGTTAACAGCAGGCGATCGATGTTAGGTAATTCGCCATCGTAATATCTGTGCACGAGCTTAACCACACGTTGGAAATTCTGGGTACTTCCGATTGTTATGTCATCGATTATAACGTGACCTTTAAGATCATCGTCCTTAAGCTTGACATACTCCCTAAGTGAAAAACGGGAGAAATCTTTTCCTGTGTGTAAGCTAAAAGCAGTATTAGCTAATGTTGTTTTACCAGTTCCTGGTGAGCCTTGCAATAATATTGGTCTCATGTTCGGGCTATGTGTCGGTTTTGCGTCACCCACTTGCGCTTCAACTGAGGTTTCCGTTGATGTTGAAGAGGTCGAGGACGTTGTTGATGTACTTGAAACTGTTTCCACAGACATCTTTCTACCAATTGCATCCAATTTCTCTCCATTAGCTCCAATCACCTCGTCCACTAACTTCAGAGCGCGTTTCTTCCAAACCTTCTCAGCGATGCGTTGTCGGTGCGCGGCGTCTTGTACAATATCCTCGAAAGTTACTTCAATCTCATCAGGATCAGGAAGTCCTTCAGCTGTTGTTAGGATATTGGGAATAGTCGCAATTTGAAAAAACTTGTCATGTGCCATCTTCTCTCGTGCGAAATCTGTTGGATTACCATCTTCATCACAGAACAAATTTTGTGTGGGTCTTCCATTATGCTTCTTTCCATACTCTTCAACAAAAGCATTCCTAAAAGCATAAACTTTCTGTCGGCGTCCGTTCAATGCTGCTAATTGTTTCACTGTACGGCTCTGGGAGATATAAGCTTCATTGCTAGCAGCAACAATGAATTTCGGAGAAGCCAATATTCCTTTGGCCTCCAGAGCTGCCTGTTTTGTCCTGAAAGGTTCGACACTTACAAGTTGAAAGAGGATGTTGTGATCATGATCCTCCGTAGATTGGCCGAAATCGTCGAACGTGACAATATCAATTTGTGAATTTAAACCTGTTTGATGTTCTTCTGTTGTGTTTAACGTAATATTTCTGAGTGGAGTGCCTTCGTTCATAACTTCAGCCAGTCTCTGTCGAAAACGTAGGAGTAGATGTGATTTTCCTACACCTGGCGATCCTGTGAACCATGTAACAACAGGTTCAGGGCGGCACTGTGCATGAACAACAGCGCGTACATCGGCGACAATATTCAAGAGCGATTTCATCCTCTCCTTCACATTATCAATTATGGGACGGGCGTTCAGTGTATTACGTTTTAATTTTGAAAGTGTAACGTAGATTTCGTCACACTCTTTGATTGTCTGATGTGCTGCAAGTATAGCCTGTTCACCTTCTTTAATGCTCGTCGGATCCTGTAAAAGGGCATTCACCTGTTCACGGATATCAGTCTGCAATTTTTCCAATCTTGCAATTTGCAAATTGTACTCAGCATCTTCTTCCGTCAAGTATGTCTTACCAATAACTGCACCAAAGGCCTTACTTGCAAAGTCTCCAAATTTAGAAGCTGATGACGAGAAAAGTGTGCGAATGTTGTTGAAGTCGCGGGACACTTTCCCAAAATCAGCAATTAAAGTTGTCAAACTGTCATTCAGATAGACAACGGTAGTACCAAACAAGGCAATGATTATGGACAGAAAGAATGAAATTCCGTCACAAAGCCAGTCTGGAAATTCAAAGTCAACGCCAAGGTATTTCTTTAAAAAGCTCTCCTCTCCTGTTGAAGTCCATGCTTGAGCTTGCGGGCGTTGAAAGATGTCGGCAAACATCCGTGTAGCAATTGGGCAAAGATCAGCCATCAAATTGATGTTACCGATAATACTAGTATCTGGAATTAACAATTCAAAGAGTCTCCAAAGTTCGTCAAGTACAGTCGTTTCACGTGCTGCTGGATGCGACATTGACAATATTATATCCAAAATATTCGTCCATGGCGTACTATCCACAACATTTATGAGGTGGCATAACTTACTCACTGTTGGATCGTCACTTACATATTTTCCAGTACTCATATCCAGTCGTATTCCTTGGCTAAGTTGTTCGTCTTTGCTCACAATTCGTTCAATCAATGCCGTCGTTGTTCCTACTACCTTCTCAGCTTCACCGGATTCCACCGGTTTAGCTACCATCTCTGCTACCTTACTTAAACTCATTCTCGTTGTTGGTTTGGGGTTAGGTTTGTGTATAATAAACTGCTAGAGCACGTATAAGAGCTTGTTCTTGAAAGTCTCACCAAATAGTTCCACCAGGTGATAAGTCTGCGTGGAAGTTTGCGTGATATATTCAAAACTTGCGAGTTTCTTGTATGTGCGCC